TGTTACTTTTTCGGTATATTCACGCATTAGTTGAGCTACAGACTTTTCACCTTCTGCTACAGGCTCGTCATCGTCGTCCATTGGCTCTTCGTCGTCCATTGGCTCTTCGTCGTCCATGTCATCCATGTCATCCATGTCATCCATGTCGCCTTCGTCGTCCATGTCCATGTCATCCATGTCATCCATGTCGCCTTCGTCGTCCATGTCATCCATGTCGCCTTCGTCGTCCATGTTAGACATCATGTCTTCAAATTCAGCTTTTAAAGCGTCTAGTTCAGCTTCTAAATCACCAACTCGATCGTCTAGATCTTCGCCGTCCATTTCTTCAGCTCTGGCTTGTCCTGGTGCAAGATCAGCCATAAAATCATCAGTTTGATCTTCACTTGGTGCTTCGTCAAACTCGCCTTCTTCTTCTAGATCCCAGTCTTCGTCAATGTCAAAATCTTCTTCTAGGTCCCAGTCTTCTTCAAGATCTTCATCTTCTTCAAGATCTTCATCTTCTTCAAGCTCATCGCCTTCTTCTAGATCTTCATCTTCGTCTAGTTCTTCGTCATACATGTCACTTTCTAGTAGTGACTCATAAATTCTTCTTGATTTTTCTACTACAATCTCGTGGAATAAATCTTTTGCACCTTGAGTATCTTCGTTTACAAGGCGCTCAAGCATTTCTTCAAATTTTTTGCGCTCTGCCATTTTATATCCTTTCTAAACTAACAATAGCTTTGTTTACACAAGGCATAAAACCTTTTGTTCAATGAAAGAATCTTTTACAATAGGTAAAGGAATCATTATATGAAGCTAGTATAAACTGTCATATTATTTACGTATATTTGAATAAAAGTAGTATAAATGGGTACTTTTTTGGTATATTTTTTATAAGTTATGTATATGGCAAAATTGTTCTTTTTGCATAACACTTAAATTCTTATAATCTTTTAATTCAACAGGCTGATATGTGTTGAATTCTATTACTCTAACAAAGTTTATATTAGGATGACCTTCGATTACTTGCTGCGTTTGCCTTAACCAGTTTCCGTAAAAAGTAGCACCGTCTGAAGATCTTTTGTAGTTTTTTGTATCTGCATACATATTATTAAATTTTTTACCTGAGTCTAAGCCTTTATAATCAAAACCCAAAATATATATTGTTTTAAAGCCTTGTTGTGCAGCAAACCAAAGAGCAGTAGGTCCACTACTCCAACCTTTACTTGGTTTAAAAAAATTAAAATCTTTTAATCTTTCATATGCTCTATTATAATTTGTCCAAACTGGATTTGTTTTTTGATACCCTTGCTCGTTGATTTCTAGAATCATTTTTGTATCAACTGCAATTAGGTAATCAGGTTTACATTCTCTGTATAATGCATTACAACCATACAAAGTGCCGTAAATTTTTAATTTTTCTATGTTTATATCTTTTCTACTAGTTCCATTGCCAACAACAAATGCTGTACTGGTTTTAGGCGTAGTAACAAATTTTTTCAAACTAACTTTTTGATTTTTTGTTAATTTTTTCTTAATTCTTTTATCTAATTTTTCAGCTTGTTCTACAGATTTTAATTTTCTAAATTCTTCTTTAGAATATAAATTTTTATCAATTTTAGGCATTATTATAGAGCAGAAGTATCAGCAGGTGCTTTGTAAATTTTTCTAATGTTAACTAAATCTTCTTCTTTAGATTCTCTGTGTCGTTCTGCTATTTCATTAGCACGTCTTAAATCACCTAGTGTAAGTGATGGTTTGCGAGTATCACTAGCTTTACGATCGTCGTCAGACTCTGATGATAACGGAAGATCTTTCCATTCGCCTGGATTTTTTTCGTCAAAATAATAAAGTTCACGCAATATCATAATATTATTTAGCTTTCTCAAAAATATTTACTAAATGGTTCCTGCGCCTCCGGGAGCAGCGCCGGGTGTTGCTCCGCCGCCTAGCCCAGTATCAGTAGCTGTATCAGGCGGCGTAGCTTCGGTACCTATAATAGCATCAGTGTCAGTTAACTCTTGATCAGCTGCTCCTAAACCGCCTGCTATGCCTGCTCCGCTGACTCCTACAGCTCTCATTTCTGCACTAGGATCAAGATCTCCACCTGCGGTATCTTCATCGTTCTCTTCTAACCATAGAGTTTCGTTTTCGGTAATTTCTTCGTCTGACAATCCTAAGAATCTTTTCAGTGCAAATCTATTAGAAATGTAAGGTAGTGCAGCCATTTGTCCAAAGGTAGGCACTCTTGCATTGTCAAGTTCAGCTTGTCTATAGCTTGCAAAGTTTTGCGGTTTTACAAAATTTAAGTCAAACATTTCAGTGTCAATTTCTACACCTTTTGTCAAAATATATCTTTTAAATTCATTACTAAACGTCTCGATCAGTAGTCCTTGAAGCCGTTCGCAATAGGTGTTAAATCTTAGTTCTTGAATGTATGCAGTTCCAACTCTACCATCTTGGAAATTGTTTGCGCCGTCATCTGCGCCAGTAGGAAGATAACTTGAAGGAATGCGTAAGCCTCTAACAAGTTTGTTTGTAAAATAGCGTAGATCGTCGATTTCGCCTAGGTTAGTACCACCTGGAAGGGTTTCAACTTTTGATCCTCTACCTTCAGCTGTTTGAGGAAAGAAGTAGTCTTCATTAATACTTAATGGGTTGTAACTCGAATCTATAACATTTGTGCCACCACCTGTAGCACTCGGAATACGACGTTGATGTATTTCTGTTTTTACACGTTCTACAAAGTTCATAGCAAGGTGAGCAGGCATATTACCTACGTCTACATAAAATACTCTACGTTCAGGAGCTCTTTGTACACGGTAGATTATTATTGCGTCTTCTAGTAATTCTTTTTGTTTGTAAACTTTAAACACAGTTTCAAGCAGTGAGTTACCAAAAGGATAGTTATTGTCTAATCCTTCACTTAAACTTAGATGTAAAATGTGCTCTGCATCTACTGATGTTTCTTGTTGTTCAGTATAAAATCTTGAACCTGATTGCTGAGGTGCATTACCTACCATACCTCTTGCACCACCAGTGAGGTAACCTACGCCTGCGCTTTGAATATTACCATTTGTTTCTATTGGTGTAGTTGCTACAGACTCTCTAAAATTAAAATTTATATCTCTTACTACATATTGCTCAGGTATTTTACCTTCGCTTTCATTTACAATAATACGAGTAACTTTGCCAGGATCAACATGAAAAAGTTTTTTTGTTTCAGGATCTCGAATAAAAATTTCATCACCGAATTTAAATGTATTCCTGAATATTCTAAACATTCTTGTGTCAAACTCATTTAGTTTACACCACTGTTTTAGATATTCTGTAAGTGTTTTTATTTCTGCGCTAGTAGCAGGTTTATGGAATTCAAAATCAAAATGATTACCTTGACGATTCTTTTGAGTACAAAATTCTGCAAGGATATCAAGTGCAGCATTTACTTCGCTGTCCATGTCCATTGTGTTGTATTGACCGTATCTTTCAACACGATTAGGTGAACCTACGTAGACATCAGGCAGATAGCTATTGTAGTTTGCACTAGCTGGACCTCCACCGCTACCGGTACCACCGTTTATTGGACTTACTTGTCCGTCATATTGTGTAAAATATTTTTTCCAAGACATTGATTTTTACTCGTTAATATGTTATATTTATACTATAAAATGACAACAGCACAATTAAAGTACTAAGTATATATATGGAAGCAAAAACAAAAAAACTCAAACCTGTTCACATAAGTCAGCAAAATGCTGGTCCAATGCTTACTACTGAACAATACGAAAAACAGAAAAAATTAGAAAAAAAAGAGAATTTAGATGGCAGTAAAAACATTTAAATTAATTACTGGTGAAGAAGTAATTGCAGAACTACACAATGATGAATCAGAATATGTTGAAATACTACGGCCTGTGGCTCTAGTAGAAACAGAAGCAGGTAATGTTAGTTTGGTTCCTTGGTTGTTTTCAGTAGATATAGAATCACCTATTAGGTTAGATCACGAAAAGATTTTTCTTATTGCAGATGCAAACAGTGCATTTATTGAAGCATATCAACAATATGATCGTAGTTTAAAAATGTATCAAGAAAATTTAGAATCTGTACCTTTAGACGATCTAGACGATGAAGAGCTTGAAGAGTTAATCACAATTCACTAGGCCGACGCACTAGTTAATACACCAGTAGACTTTGCAATAGAACTAGAAAGATTGTTAGTTCTACTTTGTTCAGCTAAACTAAATGCTGCACTGCCCATAGCACCAGCAGTTTTATTACCAAAATCTAATAAAGCTGGTTTTATTTCTGCCATTCTTTCGCCATTGGCTTTTTCTACTTCTATTAAAGTTTCGATATTTTCATTAAGTTGTTTTATATTTTGTAACGATGCTTGATCGTCATTTGGCTGAGCTGTATTAGAATTAACTCTATTTTTCATGTCAAACTCTGCACTATTAACGCCTCCTCTAAACCAGTTACTGAAGCTTTTATAA